ATGTCCCGACACGTCACCTTCATGACCATCGACGACGCCGAGCACTACACGCCGGCCGAGCGCGCGGCGATCATCGCCGCCTATCCCGAGCATGAGCGCGAGGCGCGGGCGAAGGGCGTTCCGGTGCTGGGCTCGGGCCGCATCTTTCCGGTGCCGGAGGAGATGATCGCCTGCGAGCCGTTCCGGCTGCCGCGCTGGTGGCCGCGCATCGGCGCGCTCGATTTCGGCTGGGACCATCCCTCGGCCGCGGTCGAGCTCGCCTGGGACAGCGAGGCCGATGTCGTCTACGTCACCAAGGCGGCGCGCGCCTCGCAGCAGACACCGGCGATGCAGGCGCTCGCCCTGAAACCCTGGGGCGAATGGCTGCCATGGGCATGCCGCGCGACGGCCGCCGCGAGACGCTGGAAGGCGCAGGCACCGCGCTCGCCAGGCAATACGCCGCGCACGGCCTGAACATGCTCGGCAACCACGCCCGCTTCGCCGACGGCTCGGTCTCGGTCGAGGCCGGGCTGATGGAGATGCTCGACCGCATGCAGTCCGGCCGCTTCAAGGTGTTTTCGACGCTGCTCGACTGGTTCGAGGAATTTCGCCTCTACCGCCGCTTCTACTGGGATGCCGTCGCCGGCGCCGAACTCCCCGCCGGCCTCGACTATGCCGTGTTCGACTTTGCCGTGAACAGCGGGCCGGGCAGGGCAGCGAAATGCCTCCAGGCGATCGTCGGCGCCACCGAGGACGGCCGGATCGGTCCGGCCACGCTCGGTGCCGTCAGGGCCCGGCCCGCCGATGTCGTCATCGATGAGCTGTGCGACGCGCGTCTGGCGTTTCTCAAGCGGCTGTCGACCTGGCCGACCTTTGGCCGGGGCTGGAGCCAACGGGTCGGCTCGGTACGGGCCGAGGCGCTGCTGTTGTCGGTGGCCAAACCGCCGGCCTCGTCCGCGCCTTCGACTGAAGCCGCACATCCAGAGGCAACGCCCAATCTCGCCGCGCCCGTCGGCAATGCGTTCTGGCGGCTATTGCTCGCCATTTTCAAACCGATCCTTGGAGGCAAGAAATCATGATTGCCGTCATCATCCGCATCGCGCTGCGCTACGGCGCGGCGATCCTCGTCGCCCGCGGCCTGCTCGGCGCCGGCGACGCTGCCGCCCTGTCGGGCGACCCCGACATCCAGATGGCGCTCGAAACCGGCATCGGCCTGGCGATCAGCCTGGTCACCGAGGCCTGGTATCTGCTCGCTCGCAAGTTCCACTGGCAAAGGTGAGGGGGTCCAAATGAACGAGGTCTTGACCGAACTCCTGCACCAGGCGCTGCCCTGGCTGGCGGGCGCGCTCCTCATCGTTGCGGCACTTGTCGCGTGGTGGCTGTCATGACGGCGCTTCTTTCTTTTCTGTCCGACAATCCCGCGATCCTTGGCCTGCTGGCCTCGGTCGTCGCCGCGCTCGGCTGGGGCTTTCGCCAGCGGTTCGCCGGGGCCGAGACCGAGCGCAGCAGGCAGGCCAAATCCGAGGCAGCGGCCCGCGCGCTCGCCGACCGGGTCGACAACGACATCGGCGCGCTGCCCGCGGGCGCGGCCAAACAGGAGTTGAAGGCATGGGCAAGGGATTGATTGTCATGCTGCTTGCCGCGGCTTTGGCCGGATGTACCACGAGCACTGGCGGCTTCTGCGCCGTTTCCAGGCCGCTGCGCCTCTCCGCCAAAGCTGTTGACGCGCTGTCGGACGAGGAAGCGAGGGCACTGCTCGCGCACAATCGCAAGGGCCAGAAACTCTGCGGCTGGAGGCCCTGATGCAGGATCTGTTCGATCTCTTGGGCATCAAGGGCCCTGTGGTGGCCGCGGGGCTGGCAGGCGGCGCATTGCGGGCCCTGTCGCGTCACCGCTACAAGCTGCGCGAAATGATCGCTTCGCCGATCTGCGGCGCGCTTGCCGCCGCCTATCTGACGCTGCCGGCCGTGGCCTGGTTCAAGGCAAGCGGCCTGCCGATCCCCGATCCTGCCGACGACACCACGACCTTGGCTGCCGCCTTCCTGATCGGCGTCTCGGCGATGTGGATCTCGGACATTCTGTTCGAGGTCGTTGTGCGGAAATTCAAGCCGACAAGCGAAGAGTGA